CCTCGATCGTGTCGATGACATTGCCCACCGTGGTCATGGTGTCGTCGCCCTTGAACCGTTTGATCGCCACGATGTCACGCCCTTGGCGCACCACAATCACGGTCGAGTCCATGCCCCCACGAGCGGGGTCAACGCCGACCACGATAGGTGCTGACGGGTCTTTGTACTTGGGTCGCTTCATGGCGTCATCGACCAAATACGGCCCGATAAACTGGTCAGCCCCGCTCTTGGGAAAGTCCCCATAGACCTCGACCCGGGCTTCGTCGCTGTCCTCGCCGTACTCCTCGATAATCTGCTGATAGATCGACTTGTCGGTGCCCTCGACTTGGCGAGCGTCGATCTTCTTCGACCGCCAAAAGTCCCGCTTCGATCCGTCCACCGCTTCGTAAAAGTACCCAGTGTTTCGACGACCGTTACTGAACGCAAGCCAGTACCGATCCAAAATGTTCTCTGTAAAGAAGCCCGCAGCCACTGACCAGATCGAATCAGGGATACCCGACGCCTCGTCGAAGATCACCATCATGCCGTCCATGTTGTGTACACCGGCATAGGCGTCAGGGTTCTCCTCGCTCCACAGTTTCCCCTCGGCACCCCAGTACCGGGTGCCCTTCTTCAGATCCCTCTCAACCAACTCCGACAGCCACTGCGCGGGCTGCAAACTCGTGGCCGTCGGCTCCCACCAGTGCGCGTTCAGGCTCATGGTGGCCCACTTGGTCAACTCACCCCAAGTCACCTTCCTAAGTTGCGCCTCGCTGTTAGCCGACACGATGACAGACGAGCCGATCCGAGTACTCAGCATCCACAAGATGAGCCATGACACCAGTGCCGATTTACCCACACCCCGGCCAGACGACACAGCCTGCCGCATCGCATCGATCAGCGCCTCTTGCGACAGCTTGTCTCGATTCTCACGGATGAAGTCTCGGATGTCCCGAAGAGTTTCTCTTTGCCACTTACGCGGCCCCTTGAATCGTTCAAGGGGTGTGTTCGTCTGCCCCCACGGGAAACAGAACAATACAAACGCTTCTGGGTCGTCTTTAATCTGAGGCGACCACAACTGAGCCATCAGCAGTTGCTCTTCTTCTGCGCTGTATCTGAGTTTCTGCATCAGTTCTCCAGCCGAGGTGTCACATCCTCGACCAGTTCGAGTGTGCGCTCGTTAGCCGCAGCCAACGCTCCCAAAATACTAATCTGCCCACCTAGTTCAATCTGGGTTGATTGGCCGTAGGTCTTACGATTGTCCGCAGCCATCAGCCACTTGTAAGCGTCCACGATCAGCTTGGATCGCGCCACATCCTCGAACGAGTCTTCTGCTGTGGCGTGTTCGATGACCTTACCCGCCCACGCCTCGGTGCGGATCTCTTTGGCCTCTTTGTACATCTCGTTGCGCGTTGGGTCTTTCTTGACCCACCGGGTAAACGCTCCGAGGTCAATCCCATAGGGCACTTCTTTGACCGCGCTGGTCAGCGTGTAGCCCGATGCAATCAGGTCAATCACGCGAGGGAAGACAGTCTCGAACTGCTGGAACACCAGTGCCTTAGCCTCCCGAGAGGGCTTGATAGGCGCAGGGTCACCAGCAGTGAGCCAGTCTGGCAGCGATACATCTGCGCCTATGGATTGTTCGAGTGAATTGCCCATAGTGGCACTGATCCTAGCATAACTGGCGGGTTGGTGGGGGGATGTGTCATTGACCCGCTGGGTAATTCTCAATTTGAAAAAAATAAAAAATGGTTCGTGATGCCACCAGCGCCACAACCTTGTCGCGCCGGCCCTCCCCCTCCCCCCATCAGCCAGCGACCCCAGTGGATCGTGGTGCGGCGCAACAATTGTGCAGTGCAGCACGCGTACCCACTGGGTCGTGGTGCAGTGCAACACGCGCACCCACTGGGTCGTGCTGCGGTGCAGCGGAAAGCTCGCCGCAACCATGATGCGGTGCAGCAAAACCCAGTGGGTACTATGGGATTCGGGGGCCATCGGGCCGGATCAATGGGTACCGGGGGCATTGCACCCTCTGGGTACTGTGGAACCCAGCGGGTGACGGGTAAGGCACCCAGCGGGTACTCGGGAACCCAGTGGAGGCGCTCCAGTGGGTTTTGCGGGGCGAGTGTGACAACGGGTTTCCGCGGAACTTAGCCTTGGATGGACGATTTTTTGAAAAGTACTTTTTTTCCAGAATCCCAAAACCCTACCCCTCTCGGCTAGTGCAGTTGTCACACCCCCGAAACCATAGAACCCTCTGGGTTGCGTTAATGGGGTTCCAAGCACCTACCCCCTTACCCTTGTCGCAATCGTCGATCCTACGCGGTTTCGGGAACTATAGTACTACGCATATAGAACCCGTCGAATATCACCATTCTGTCTATTGATTTTGCGAGTAATCGTTGACCCAGTGGGTTTAAGTGTGTTTATAATGCTCCACCGCAGACAACCCACTGGAGCACTCAATGCCAAAATTCACTTTCCAACGCGTCACCCTGAACGGTCGTTCTGGTTGGATTGCAACCCGTCGCGATGCTGGTCTGTTCATCGGTCGCGCATTCGGTCGCACCCGTTTCGAAGCTGTAGCATCCCTGATGTAACACCCACTGGAGCCCACTATGTCCACCATCCCACCTTGGGAGATTCGCACCCTAGCTGATCTTCGATCGGGTCGCATCACCGGTTATGCGGTCGAGCGCATTCACAACCCCGGCACCCGTCAGGCTCGCGCTGAAACCCTTGATCGTGGTCGCATCTATCGCACCCGCGCTGATGCAATTGCGGCTATTGCCAAAACCATCATTTAACCCACTGGAGCCCACTATGTCCAAGCATCGCCTGCACTACCTCGACCTTCGCCCCGAGCCCCTTGAACGCCCCAAGCGCGAGCCCACCCTGCTAGAACTCATCTGCTATGTCGTCGCAGGCTCTTGCACCCTGTATCTCGGGCTTGTGTTTGCCCTGTCCCTGTAACCCTGTAACCCGTAACCCACTGGAGCCTACTATGTCCAAAAAATCCTTTTTCGTCGAAGTCACCGACACCTATGGTGGCGAAGCCAATTATTCATGGGTCACCCGCCATAAGATCACCGCATCGAGCGAGCGAGGTGCCATGAGAAAAATTGGGCGCGATTCGGGCCTATCGTGGCATTGCGTAGACAAGTACAGTGATTTTCAACGATGGGACAGCAAAAGCGGTGCCTCGTGTGCGTTTATCGAAGAGTTCGACGATGTGCGCCACGCCCACTACACCATCAATACCCTGTAACCCTGTAACCCGTAACCCACTGGAGCACCTATTGTGAATTCCCAAACTGTCCAAACCCTTGCAGCCGCCCTCGATGTATACCCCTTTGATGCGCGCTTCGATAACCCCACTGGTAACGCCCAGCACAATTTAGATGGGCGCAGCCACTACGCTGACCCCGGCACCCTGCGCTACCATAAATCACGCATCCTGTCGGCGCGCCCGGTAAACAGTGGCGCTTTCTTTCTCATCCTCGAATCGTGCGCCTTGGACTATGCCAACACCCGTAGGGGTATGCGCGCTGTTCTGTTTGACTTAAGCGGTCATGCAATCTATCTCCCCAAATTGGACGACTGCCACCGCACCCGTGAGCAAGCAATAAAAGCATTCTGGGCATGGTTCGATCAATTCGACGAATCCGCTCACTATCTGGCCGCGATGCGCGACCGCGCCGACAAGCTGACCCGCCAAGCGGTCACCCTGCGCCTAGTAGCAGCCACACTCGAAGCTGAAGGGATTGCAGCATGATCGACCTACAAACCCTGCCCGCTGATGAGGCCGAGCGCATCGCATACGCTGAAGGATTCACCGGCACTGCGGCCCTCTTCGCTCGGATCGCTGATCTAGAGGCCGAGCGGGATCGTCTGACATACGAACTCACCCAAGCCAATGAAAGCGCTGAATCCCTGCGCGATACCCTGCGGGTCGCGTTGGCATTCGTAGAAGATCATGCCACTAATAACAATTACGCGCCTCGATTTTTCCAAAATCTACTAGAGCGCATCCGGGCTGCACTAGGGGAGGATCCCGTCAAGTGAACCATCCCGAATCCGACTACATCCGGGCCGGGTTCAAGTATGAATCCGCGCCCAGCTTAGACCGCTCTCGGGCCGAGGCGCAGCACATTCGCGCAATGCTCATGAGCGAAACCCCGGAGGATCAATCGGAAGCCCGACGACTGATCGAACAGGGCAGGCAGGAGGCTCGCACCAAATGGTGACCGTTCTACTTGTCGCAGTGGCCGTGCCTATTGCCGTCGCAGTGCTTGAGAAACTGCTAGACCTCTAAACCCTATCCCTTCCACCCCCACCCGCTAGGCAACCCCTAGCGGGATTTTTTGACCCATTGGAACCCCACTATGTCCACCCCTATCAAACCCGCCCCACGGCCCGAATTCGCGGCCCTGATGACCCGCCTATCCCTTGATGAACCTCGGGCAGCAGCCTATCTTGGCGTACCGCTTTACACTTTCCACAAGTGGGTCACGGGTGAGCGCACCCCTAATGCATCAGTGCTGCGGCTTGTAGATGTTCTCGGCACGATCGAGGTGCTGGCACCCGCTCTGCACGATTCGTTTATTCCACCACTCACCGAGCCCAAAGTGCCTGCAAAGCGGGGGCGTAAACCTCGAACTGCCAATTCGGTCATGCCGAAAAATCCGGAATTCTTGGCTGTCAATTGAGAAATGGAAATGGTTTTTATTCTTGGCTTTGCCTGCGGCCTCATTGTCGGCATCACCATCGCATGGTTTGTTGTCACTTGGCTGCACCCGATCGACATTGAAGAAACCGGCACATCACTTTTCCCTATGGGATCGAGTCATGTGAAAAAATCCACTTTGAATGAGAAGGAATTGGAAAAATGAACTGGCCGTTCCCATCCCAACCCATACCCGTCAACAATCCCACCCGTGTCCCACTGGGTCACGAAGATTATGAGGATGCACCACTATGACCCGCGATGACATCATCCGCATGGCGCGGGAGGCAGGGATTGTTGTAACCGGCGAGGCGGTTTGGAAGTTGTGCGAACTTGTCGCTGACGCAGAGGCAAAGCGAATGCACGACGAGGGCATGGTCACTGTCGGATACATGCGCCAGCAGATCGCAGCCGAGCGCGAGGCGTGTGCGAAGGCGGCAG